TGAGGAAGTTCTACAGCCTGGCGCCGTGCGTGCAGGTTGTGGTGCGACCGCTGCAGGAAGCCGTGATGCAGGTCCAGCTGCTGGAGGCTGCTTGACCGTGATCCTCAAGCCAAAAGGCAAGGGCAACTGGGCGCCGCTCACGATGCAGATCGACGGGCGCCATGTCACGCCGCTGTCTGTGCGCGTCGGCCAGCTGCTGCCGATTGGCGGGATTGTGTTTCGAGTCTGCGAGGTGCGTCCATGATGAATTCCCCCGACTGGTTCGCCATCATCACTGACCTGATCTACCAGGGCATCCCCATGAAGGAAGTCGCCCGGCACATGGATGCCAAGGTCAGCGAATCCATGCTGCGGTACTACCGCTCGGGCGGCGAACCGCTCTATGTCCGCGGCGAGGCTCTGGTGCGGTTCTGGTGCGATCGCACGGGCAAGACGGTCGACCAGCTGCCGCGCAAGCCGTTCGCGCGGGGGCATCGGATGCGGGTTGCCCCGCAACAGAGGAGGGTGTGATGACTTCCGGCACAGTGCCGAAAAGTGTCGGCAAAAGACCACAACCGAAGGGCGGCAGCCGCAAGGGCGTCCCGAACAAGGTGACCGGCGATCTGCGCGGCATGGTCCTCAACGCGCTGGATGAGGTCGGAGGGGCGGACTACCTGGTCAAGCAGGCCAAGAAGCGCAACCCGGCCGCCTTCATGGCCCTGGTGGGAAAGTGCCTGCCCAAGGAGGTGAAGCTGGAGGCAAAGCTCACGCTCACAGATCTGCTGCGCCAGGCCGAGGAACGCAGGGCCAAGAGGGCTGCCGGTGGATGACATCGAGCCCCTGATGCGCTGGCAGTGCGACCCGCTCGGGTTCGTAATGGACTGCTTCCCGTGGGGCGAGGGCGAGCTCTCCAACTTCACCGGCCCGCGCCAGTGGCAGCGCGATGTGCTGGTCGCCATCGCCAACCGGCTGCAGTCCGGGGAGCAGATCGACGAGGCGATCCAGATGGCCACGGCATCGGGCCACGGCATCGGCAAAAGCGCGCTGGTGGCCTGGCTGGTCCTGTGGGCGGTGATGACGCGTATCGACACCCGTGGCGTGGTTACGGCCAACACCGAAAAGCAGCTGATCACCAAGACGTGGCCCGAGCTGGCCAAGTGGCACCGGATGTGCACACTGCGCGACACGTTCACATTCACGGCAACAGCCCTCTATTCGTCGGACGCCGACCACGAGAAGACCTGGCGCGTGGATGCGATCCCCTGGAGCCTGAACAACACCGAGGCGTTCGCCGGCCTGCACAACCAGGGCCGGCGCGTGCTGGTGATCTTTGACGAGGCATCAGCCATCGCCGACGAGATCTGGGAAGTGACCGAGGGCGCACTGACCGACGCCGATACCGAGATCCTGTGGACGGTGTTCGGCAACCCAACCCGCAACAGCGGCAGGTTCCGCGAGTGCTTCGGCCGGCTGCGCCATCGCTGGGTGTGCGCGCAGATCGACAGCCGCACCGTCGAGGGCACCAACCCCAAGCAGCTGCAGGCCTGGGTCGAGGACTACGGCGAGGACTCCGACTTCGTGCGCGTTCGCGTGCGCGGCGTGTTCCCGCGGGCCGGGGTGTCGCAGTTCATCGGCATGGACATCGTGGAGGCGGCGCAGGCCAGGAAGCTGGAGTTCACCGACCCGGGTGCGCCGATGATCCTGGGCGTGGACATCGCCCGCTTTGGCGACGACCAGTCCGTGATCCGTGGCCGCAAGGGACGGGACGGCCGGGTGATCCGCCCCATCAAGTGGCGCGGCATGGACACGGTGTTCTCCGCCGGGAAGGTGGCCGAGGCGATCAACCTGTACCAGCCCGATGCCGTGTTCATCGACGGCGGCGGTGTGGGCGGTGGCGTGGTGGACATTCTGAAGAACCAGGGATTCCGGGTGATCGAGGTCAACTTCGGCGCCACGGCTAGGGACGAGCGCAAGTATGCCAACAAGCGCGCCGAGATGTGGGGCCTGGCGCGCGACTGGCTGGCCACGGGTACGCTGGATGCTGACCAGCAGCTCGCCGACGACCTGGCCGGGCCGGACTACACCTTCGACAAGGACAACCGCGTCCAGCTCGAAAAGAAGGCCGACATGAAGGCGCGCGGCCTGTCCAGCCCGGACGACGGGGACGCCTTCTGCCTGACGTTTGCCGAGCCGGTGCAGCGCTCGGACATGCGCACCAGCCGCAATCCGATCAGCCGGACGCGGGTGGTTTCTACGGACTACCCGGTTCTCAGATAAGCGCAAAACGTCGCCGGATGCCAGCCGCACCATCGCGGCCATGTCATTCATGCGACCCAAGACGCCGGCATTGCCTGCAGCGCCCCCGCCGCCCGTGGTGGAGGACACTGCTGCCAAGGCCCAGGACTACCAGGACGCCCTGCGCCGTCGCCGGGGACGCGCCGCTTCCATCCTGACCGACCGCACTGGCGGCATGGCTGCACCGCAGACGGCTGCGAAGGCCCTGCTCGGACAATGAGCGACATCCTCGCCATTGCGCGGCGGATGGAGATCGCCAAGAGCCTGCGCGCCAACTGGGACACCACGTTCCAAGAGATCGGCGACCGCATCCTGCCCCAGGCCGCAAGCTTCAACACCACGCGCACCGATGGCGAGAAACGCACCGAGCTGATGTTCGACGCCACCGCGGCGCTGGCCCTGCAGAAGTTTTCCGCCGCCATCGAGTCGTTCGCCACTCCGCGCAACCAGAAATGGCAGGGCCTCACCGTCACCGACCAGGCGCTCAAGAAGTCGCAGCGGGTCAAGGAGTACATGGACGCGGTGACGAACATCCTGTTCGATGTGCGCTACAGCCCTCGCGCCGCGTTCGCCACCCAGACCAACGAGGCCTATCTGGCCTTCGGTGCGTTCGGAACCGGTGGCGTGTTCATCGACGACGACACACGCCAGCGTGTGATCCGGTACAAGTCGCTGAACCTGGCCACGACTTGGGTACTGGAGAACCACCACGGCCTGATCGACACCGTGTTCCGGTCCTTCAAGCGCACGCTGCGCCAGCTGCAGCAGCGCTGGCCCGACACCTTCCCCGAAAAGTACCGCCAGAAGCTGGAGAAGTCGCCCGACGACATGATCGAGGTGGTGCACTTCGTCGGCCCGCGGGAAGACTACGAGCCATCCAGGCTGGGCAAGGATGGCATGCCCTGGCGCTCGTGCTACTTCCTGCCAACCGACAAGCACGAGCTCGAGGAGTCCGGCTTTCGGCAGTGGCCGTTCGGGATCTGCCGGTACATGACCAGCGCCGACGAGGTGTATGGGCGCTCGCCGGCCTGGCTGGCGCTCTCGAACATCAAGGTCCTGAACGAGATGAAGCGCACCCACCTGAAGGTGGGCCAGAAGCTGGCCGATCCGCCGCTGCTGGCAAGCGAGGACGGCGTGCTGAGCGTGTTCTCTCAGGCCCCGGGCGCCATGAACTTCGGCGGGCTGGACTCCAACGGGAACCAGCTGGTGAAGCCCCTGATCACCGGCGGGCGGCTGGACATCACCATGGAGATGATGGACAAGGAGCGCGAGGTGATTGGCTCGGCCTTCCTGGCTGACGTGTACCGGGCCCTGGTGGAGAACCCGTCCATGACCGCCACCCAGGCGCTGGAGCTGATCTCCGAGCGCGCCGTGCTTGTTGCACCGGTGCTGGGCCGGCTCCAGTCCGAGTTCCTGGGCAACATCATTGACCGCGAGATCGACATTCTCAACGAGGCAGGCCAACTGCCCGAGATGCCGCCCGAGCTGATCGAGGCGCAGGGCGAGTACCGCATCGAGTACACCAGCCCGATGAGCCGGGCCATGCGGGCGTCCGATGGCGTGGCGATCATCCGCACGCTGGAAGCCGTCACCCCGCTGGCCCAGATCGACCCGAGCGTGCTGGACCGCTACAAGCTCGACGAGGCGGCCGCGCAGATCGGTGAGATCTACGGCGTGCCCCCATCCATCATGCGCAGCGCCGAGGATGCGGCCGCAATGAAAGAGGGCCGGGCCGAGCAGGCGCAGGCCCAGCAGCTGCTCGACGCCGCCCCGAGCGTGTCGGCAGCCGCGGCCAACCTCACCAAGATGCAGGCCAACCTGGGCGGGCCGGTCGCATGACATGGAACGATGCTGTCGAGCGCGTGCGCGCCAGGCTGCACAACCGGGCGTTCTCCTACCGGGCGCTGTTCAAGCCCACGGGCGAGCTGGCCCCCACCGCCGCGATCGTCCTGCGGGACCTCGCGCACTACTGCTACGTCAACAAGCCCACGCTCAAGGTGTCACCCATCACCGGGCAGACCGACGCCTATGCCATGGCTTTCGCGGAAGGCCGGCGCGACGTATTCAACCGCATCACATCCCTTGCAAACCTGACCCCCGACCAGATCGACCGTATCGCCAACCAAAGAGGAAACGAGGACTGACCATGTTCAAACGCAAGTACCCCCTGATGGATGATGCCCCCGGCGCTGCTGGCGGCGGAGTTGCGGCGCCTGCCGCTCCGAACGCACCTGCGGCCCCCGCAGCTCCTGCCCCGGCCTGGTTCGACAGCTTCACAAACCCCGAGCTCAAGCAGTGGGTGCAGGCTGCCGGCGTCCCGGATCCGGAGCAGGCCGCTGCCAAGGCTTGGAACCTAGAGAAGATGATGGGCGCCGACCGGGTGGGGCGCACCGTCGTCCTGCCGGCCGACATGAACGACCAGACCGCCATGGCCGCTGTGTTCGACAAGCTCGGGCGCCCGGCCACCGCTGACGCCTACAAGCTCGACGTGCCCGAGGGCGCAGACGGCGAATTCGTCAAGACCGCTGCCGCCTGGTTTCACGGCGCAGGCCTCACGCAGTCGCAAGCGCAAAACGTCGCCAAGGCTTGGAACGAATATGCGGGCAAGGCAGTGGCCGACCAGCAGGCAGCAGAGGCTGCAGCACTGGCAGCAGAGCATGCGGCACTTGCCAAGGACTGGGGCACCGGCCCTGCGGCAGACGGGCAGCGCGAGATGGCGCGCCGGGCTGCGGTGAAGCTGGGCATGGACGAGACGGCGATCTCGGCACTGGAAAAGGTGGCCGGGTTCTCCAAGGTGATGAAAGCCTTCGCCAAGATGGGCGAGCTGCTGGGCGAGGGCAAGGCAGAAGGATTCGGCGAGGGTGGGTCGTTTGGCACGACGCCCGAGCAGGCCAAGGGGCGCAAGGCGCAACTGATGGCCGATGGGGATTGGCGCAAGCGGGCGATGCAGCCCAACAGCGCGGAGTGGGCCGAGTTGCAGCGGCTCGACCAGATCATCGCGGCGAACCTGCCGGCCTTCGGGTAGACGGGTTCGAGTACCGGGGACGGGCGGCAGCCTTCCGGTGGCTTTCGGGAAAGACCGAACGGGCGGCGGCGTAACCGCAAGCGGGGCACCCGACAGGGACACGCCAGGCGAAACCTGACCTGTTCAACTTTTTGAAGGAATTCTCAAATGTCCGCCAATTCTCCCGCCTTCTACAGCGTGCAGTATGCGTCCGCTGTGGAGCTGCTGTCGCAGCAGATGACGCCGCGCATCGCGCAAGTCTTCACCCCCCTGGCCGCCGAGGGCAAGAGCGCCACGGCAGTCGACCAGATCGACGCCATCGAAGCCGACGAGCGCACCGCGCGCTACGACGACATCACCCCCGGCGACCCGGCACACAACCGGCCCTGGGTGTTCCCGCGTCACTTCGACAAGGCTGTGTTCTTCGACACGATGGACCAGCTCAAGATGAACGCCAACCCGACCAGCGACTACGTGAGCGCACTGGTGGCGGCCATCAACCGCAAGATGGACGACGAGGCTGTGCGCGCCTTCTTCGCCGATCGCCTGATGGGCGAGAACGGCACCACGACCGAATCGTTCGCAGCCGCCCAGCAGGTCGGCGTGTCGATCGGCGGCACCACCTCGGGCCTGAACGTCGAGAAGCTGCAAAACGCCATCCAGATCTTCGAAGAAAACGAAGTCGATCTGGACATGGAGCAGCTCTACTGCGTCATTTCCCCGAAGCAGAAGCGCAACCTGATGAACGAGATCGAGGTCACCTCGGGCGACTTCTTCAAGGGCCAGGTGATGTCCACGCGCAACGTGAACGGCTTCCTGGCGATCAACTTCATCGTGTCCAACCGCCTGGGCGTGGACGGCTCCAGCTACCGCCGGATCCCGATCTTCACCGCCAAGGGCATGACGTTTGCGACCTGGGGCGGCGGTCGTCGCACCACGGTTTCGCAGCGCACCGACAAGCGCGGCCTGCCCTGGCAGTGCTACGTCGAAGGCAACTTCGGCGCGGTGCGTCGTGACGCCGATCGCGTCGTCGAGATCAAGTGCTCCGAAGCCTGATCCATCCACTGCACACCAAGGAGTAAATCATGGCAGTTGAAACCCGCAAGAGCACGGCGATCACGAACGCGACCGCTACCCCGCCCGTGCCGAACTCGGCGAACATCCAGAACGGCAATCTGCGCGAGTCGCAAGGCTTCGCAGGCATCGTCAGCGCCGATTCCATCGGCTCGACTTACCGGCTGTTCCGCATCCGTTCCAGCGACCGCGTCTCGTACATCCGGGTCTACAGCCCGGACATTGGCACCACGACGGCCGGCGACCTGGGTCTGTACGACAAGAACGATGTGAACGGCGGCGCCGTGGTGGATGCGGACTTCTTCGCATCGGCCCTGTCGCTGAACGGCGGCGCCTTGAATGGCGTCGATCTCACGTTCGAAGCTGCAGCGGCCGGCGGCCTGATCGCCAACGCCGAGAAGCGTGTCTGGGAGTGCCTGGGCCTGTCCGCCGACCCCTTCAAGGAGTACGACGTGACCCTGACGCTGACCGGCGCGGCCGATGCCAGCGGGACTGCACTGTTCCGCATGCAGTTCGTTTCCGGCGAGTAATGCCATCTTCGGCGGGCCTTCGGGCCCGCCTCCTTTTCTCAGGAGAGCAGCATGGCAGACCGGTTCTACAGTGTCGAGTTCGGCGGCGACCTTGTGTCGGTGGCCGAGACCGGCAGCACCACGGCGGCGGCTGATGTGGAGATCCGCATCACCTACGACGCCACGAACAACAACAAGAGCGCGGCCATCGCCGCCATCGACCTGATCCGGATGCGGATCCTGGCCGACAGCTGGCCTCCGGCCTAATGGGGTAGAGGATGGCAACGATCTCCCTCACACGCGACGTTTCCAGCGGCTTTGGCGTGGCCATCGGCTGGACGCCGCTCACCTTCTCCGGCACGGATGTCGGCGAGGCCTGGGACACGCAGGACTTTCCGGACATCAGCATCCAGGTGCTGGGCACCTTTGGCGTCGGCGGCAATCTGCGCATCCAGGGTTCGAACGAGGTCACGCCCACGAACTGGGCAACCTTGAACGACCCGCAGGCCAACGCCCTAGACTTCACCGCGGCCAAGATGGAGCAAGTGCTCGAGATGCCGCGCTGGATCCGCCCATCTGTTACCGCTGGCGACGGCACGACCTCGCTGACCGTGCGCCTGTGGGCGCGGAGGGCACGCTGATGGCTGACGACAAGCAAACGACCAGCACCGAGGAATTGCGCCAGGCCGTCCAAAGCGGCCTGCGCATGTTCCGCGCGTTCAAGTTCGGCGACGACGCGCTGGCCGTGATCGAGAACATCGAGCAGGTCACGCGCGAGCGCCAAGAGGCGGCTGCAGCTGCTCTGGCTTCCCTTGAGTCCGTGAGCGCCGAGCTCGTGGGCGTCAAGGCAGATCTGGTGAAGGCCAAGGCAGACGCCAAGGACATGCGCGCCAAGGCCAAGGCCGATGCCGAGGCCAGGATCTCCGACGCGCAGGACAAGGCCGACGCCTTGACGAACGATGCCGAGGGCAAAGCCGCAGCCGTGCGGGCCCAGACCGAGGCACTGGTGGCTGATCTGCTGGCGAAGAACGCCGAGCTCAACGAGCTGCTGGCCAAGATCGGCGAGGCGCAGGCGACCATCGAGCGGGCCGACCGTGCGCGCGAGGCTCTCAAGCTGGCCGCAGGCTGACAGCGGCGCGGCTTGAGATGATCAACCTCGGCACCACCAGCACCAAGATCCAGCTCGTCACCGGCAGCGCAGGAGACATCGAGGTCTATGCCGCATGGGTGGACCTGAGCGGCACCACGGTCACGCCTGGCGGCGATCCGCTGCCCAGCATCACGACCGCGACCACGACCGACATCGTTCCCGCCCCGGGCGCCAGCACGGTGCGCAACGTCAAGTACATCAACATCAACAACCACAGCGGCAGCGTGCAGAACACGGTCGAGGTGTATCTGACTGATGGCACTGACACGGTAGAAATCATCCGCGCTGTGCTTGGGTTCTATGAAACGCTGCAATGGGTTGATGGTGCTGGGTGGAAGCATCTGAACAGCAGCGGCGTTGCTCTGGAAAACGGGGCGGGCGGTGCAGCAGATGTGCAGGTTTTCACGACATCAGGCACATGGACGAAGCCGACCAGCTTCACGCCAAAGGTCACGATGGTCGAGATCTGGGGTGCCGGTGGCGGCGGCGGTGCTGGTGCATCGCTTGCCACGGCTGTCGTGGCGAAGGGCGGTGGTGGCGGCGGCGGCGGGTCTTGTGTGCGCGGCATGTTCGTAGCATCCGACCTGGCCAGCACTGAATCGGTCACCCTTGGCACTGGCGGCACGCCAGGCGCGCGAGGCGTTGCTGGTGCTGCTGGCGGTGCAGGCGGCATTGGTGGCCCTTCGACCTTTGGGTCATGGATCACCGCGTTCGGCGGTGGGGGCGGGGCTGGAGGCGCCATCTCTGCTGCTGTCACTGGTGGCGGCGGTGGTGGTGGAGCTGGAGGCGCAGGAGCCACAGGCAGCACATCAGGCGGCGCAGGCGGCGTGCCCACTGCCGCGACCAACGGGGCAGGCGGCCAGGGCGTCACCGGCACCGCAGCGGTGTCCACCACTGGCAACGCCGAATGGGGTGGCGGCGCAGGTGCCGGCATTGCGGCGACACCAATCGCGGCCAGCCTGGGCGGGTCATCTCTTCGAGGTGGGGGCGGTGGCGGTGCAGGCGGCTCGCATTCAGCGACCCCGGCAAACGTGGCGGGCGGCGCTGGCGGACGATCGGGAGCGTACACGGCCGGCGGCGGCGGGTCTGTCGGAACCGATGGAGCTGCACCCACGAACGGCGGCGACGGCACTGCCGCCAACAGCGGGCGCGGCGGTTCTGGCGGCGGCGGCGGCGGCACCACGATCACTGCAAGCACGGCTGGTGGCAACGGTGGAAATGGGGGCATCGGCGGTGGTGGTGGTGGTGGCGGTGGCGTCGGCATGAACCCGGGCCTTGGCGGCAACGGTGGGGCCGGTGGCGGCGGCTACTGCATTGTCTACACCTGGTGACCCATGGCCGACCCTGTTGGCTTCTTCGACACGACTGCAGTGCCTGAAGGCTGGTTCGACCAGACGCTGCAGGCTGTTGGCTGGTTCGACGCAGATCTGCTGAACACGGCCACCGAAGATCCCCCGGGCGAGTCCTCTGTCAGCGAGATGCACACGCGCATGGTCCGGCTGCGCCGCGGCCGGTGAAAAACGCAAAACGCGCACGGGCAGGCAATGCCCAATGGCGCCAACTGTAGGAGGTTCTCATGAGTACATTCACGCCGGTCGGCGGTCTTCGGCGCAGGTATTCGGACGCGGGGGTGCTGGAGGCACTGGTCGACCACGACAACCAGTCGGTGGCGCCTGTGCTGGTCAACGGAGCCCTGGTGGATGGGGCTGGGATTTCCTTCCTGCGCGGCTCTTTGGCCTCTGGCGTCTGGATGACCCCGCCCAGCATGTTCCGCCTGCGCATCACCGGCACAGGCACTCTGCAGATGGACTCACGCGACTCGCTGGGCAACATCACGCTGGCGACCTTCCCCCTCACGACCTACACGGGAGAAACCGACAAGATCGAATTCCCCTACGCGGGCGACGATGCCGTAGCCATCCGCGTGACTTTGACCGGCACTCTTACTTGCGAGGTGATCTAAATGGGCTACCCAGTCAACCCCCCAAGCGAGCAGCAGGGCGGCTATTCTGTCAACGAGTTTCGTGACCCCTCCACGACACGGCAGACGTTGTTTCTGCCAAGCGGCGCTCTGTCGCTGCTGGTTCACTACGTGCTGATCGGTGGCACGGCAGTTGCAAACCAATGCCTGCGGCTGGTCATCAATGCCTCATCCGACGCCGATGCCATTGGCAAACTCGCAACGGCAAATTCTGGCCGGATTCTGGTGTTTCCGAGCAACACCAACACCCCGCCGCTTCAGATCGGGGCCGACTCTGCAAACCCCATCGTCCGGCTGGACTTCCTCACCGAAGCGGCTGCTTCCAGTGAAAAGACCATTCTTCAATTCCTGGCAGGAGTACGGCAATGAGTTCGCGCGCACCACAATACACGGCACCGCGCCTTGCTGCTGGCGTCATTGCCCTTCTGCCAGCCTTTCAGTCGGCCAGCGACCCGTCGCCGCAGATCGACCGCATCTCTGACGTGAGCGGGAGGGGAAATCACGCGCTGCTGGGCGCAAATGCTCCGGCCCGCGCAACCGTGTGGGGCACGGCTAGTCGCTGCACCAGTGCCGACAACACATCTGGAACGCAGGTAAGCGGCCCCTCGGTCCCCTGGTCGGCCATCGACTGGAACAAGGACACAGAATCACTCCTGATCCACGGCATGTGGAGCGGGGCGGCCGGGTCGAATCGGTGGATCGTCGGTTTCGGCAGCAACAGCGTCACGACCGTGCATGGCTTCTTGCTGCGGGCAAATTCGGCTGGAACCTTGCGGTTGCAGTCGTCAGATTCCGGCTCGCTGAGAAACTACAACGACAGCGCGGCTACGGTCGCGGACGGCACGATCCATGCAGTGACACTGATGGTGGATGGCACGACAAAGCGGGCGCATGTGTGGATTGATGGGGTTTACGATGCGACCCTCAATGGAGGTGCAGGCACCGACTGGAGCGCCTATTCCGCCACCATGACGGCATTCGGCCCACTTGTCCTTGGCGGCTGTCCTACTGCTTCGGCGAAGGATCTGACCTACGCATCCACGCACTACGGCTGGCAGATCGCCAAGCGCACGGGTGCGCTGCCAACGAACATGAATGAAATCGCCCGCCGACTGGCACGCCAGCCGCTGCAGGGCCTCACCGCGTTTGAGTGGCCGGCGGCATGACCATCACCTTCACAGGCAAGATCGCCGCAACCGGCCTTACCGGCTACCAGCAGGAAACCGGAAATCCTGCGGGCTTCACGGTTGTGCCTGACCCGCTGGGCGAGGTCGGGAATGTGCTGCGTGCGCATATGGCCTTCGGCGATGCGCTTGCAGCGGGGTCGTATCGGTCTGAAATCAATATCGACCCTATCCGCACAGCAGTGGGGGCAATGGGCTGGTATTGGGTGCGCATCCATTTGCCTGCGACATGGCAAGTGGGTGGAAATCCGGTGACCGTGTTTCAAGTGCATGACACGCCAGATGGAGGCGACCCGGTGCGCCGCCCGCCCTTCGAGCTGGCGGTGGACGGTGACATGCTGGAGATGGTCAGCAGCGCAGCAATCAGCGGGGCCAACGACAACCAGGTCAACCGAATCATTTGGGCGCGGCCTCTGGCGCAATACCTTGGCCGGTGGGTTGATTTTGTGATGCAAGCTACATGGAACTACACATCAGGCGGCGCTCTG